AGCCGGGAATGGATAGAGGACAACACAAAGGTTACGATACCAGCAAATAAGCGAAATTACAGAAAACAAGAGGCTCATTTATATCTTGCAAGGCGAAAAAAAGAGGATATGAAAGTTATAGGCGAAGTAGTAAAAGAGGGCAGACCAACAGCAGAGCGGACAGTCAGAGAATGGCAGGAGAGCCACCCGACAGGAAAGAAAGCGGACTGCATCCGAGAGACAGGACTTGCAAAGCATACCGTTTATAAGTGGTGGAAAGATATAAACAATGAAAATATATAGGGAAAAAGGAGTTATTTAATAACTCCTTTTTCCCTATTGTCTATTGCTGAAGATTTGAGGAAAAATGAAGGAATTTTGATAAAAAAAGATAATTTATCAAATATATTAAAGCCAAGGTTATTATTCCAATAATGATGCTAATAGGCAATATTTTTTTTATAAATAGTGTTGCAAGAGACGTTCCTAAAAGAAACGCAGATCCATATGGAATAACAATATTCAACATAAAAATTTTATTATGTTTTTTTCGTAAGGTTGATTGATTATGGATTAAAAAACAGAGGCGTTGAGGATATCCTGATTGCATGCGTTGATGGTTTAAATGGA